CTATGAAATATTTAATACTTGCAGATACAGTTGCAAACAAAGAAAAAGTTAAAGCAGGTGATGTTGTTGAATTACCTGTTGATGAAGGTAGATCGCTTGTTGGTTATGGTAAAGCCGAAGAATTTAAAGGCAAAGAAAAGAAAGAAACAAACAGAAGTGTAGGATTAGAAAAATCCGAAACTCCTAAACCTAAAAAAAGAAGTAAAAAATAATGCCATTAGAGAGTGCTGCTGATTTTTCAAGCTATGTAGAAACCACAACAGGTCATGGTGTTACAGGTACTTTTATTGAAAAGCAGCAGAACTTTTTTGATGATTTTCCATTGATAGATACTATGAGCTTTATTGATGATGGTAATACAACTGTTATTAATTTAATCATAGACCAAGAATATTTTGGTATTGGTGGCGGTAGTGTTGATGTGGATGGGTTTGAGCCAAGAGCAGTAGTAAAAGCTACAGACGTTCCATTCATATCGCAAGACGATGAATTAAGGGTGGATGCTATAACAACGGATCAGGGCAATACACTTGTTGCAGCAACTACATTTTTGGTAAAAACAGTTGAGCCTGATAATACAGGCTTGGTCTCATTAGTTTTACAAAAACAATGAGCCAATATAGATTAGAAACAGAGGCGGATATGCTTAATTATTTAGATAAAGATTTTGGGCATGGTGTAGGTGCAACCTATACAAGGGGTGGCACTTCTAAATCTATAAGCATAATATTAAACAATGAATATATATTACAGGATGAAGGCATTGGACTAGAGGCTTTAAAGCCAACTGCTCATGCTAGAAGTGTCGATGTTCCAAACGCATCTTTTGGAGATACATTAAATGTTGAAGCTATAAAAGATGTTGATGGTAATACTTTAAAAGCTGCTCAAAACTATACTATTGTTAATGTTCAAAAAGATCGCACAGGTTTTTCATCTCTTATTCTTGAGGAAGTGTAATGGCTAACCATGTAAGACAACAGATTAGAGAATACTTTGGAACTAATCTAAACAATTTAACAACAACAGGAACAAGAGTCCATGAATCAAGGGTTTATCCTTTAGATACTCTTCCAGCGCTGGTAATTTATACAAAATCAGAAACATCAGAGCCATTAGTGATGCATACTGATAGAGTTATGCAAAGAGATTTAAGCGTGGTTGTAGAAGGTTATGCTAAAGGCACTACTAATTTTGATGATATAATTGATACAATATGCAAAGAAGTTGAAGAAGCTATTGCTGCTGATACTACATTAGGTGGTCTTGCAAAAGATACTTATTTAGAATCAACAGAAATACAATTCAATGCGGAAGGCGAGCAACCAATGGGTTTTGTTTCGCTTACATTTTTAACAAAATACTATGTTCAGGAAACCAATCCTGATGTAGCAGTTTAATGAGGAAAAATTATGAAATTAATTAGTCCAAATGGTAAAAGTTCTATAGATGCTCACCCTGATAGTGTAGAGTATTTAAAGAGTAAGGGTTGGAAAGAAGAAGCAATCCCATCGAAAGATAAAGTTAAATCTTCTTCTAAAACTAAAAACGAGGAATAACTATGGCAACATTTTTAGGAAAGGGTGGTACTGTTGCGGTTGGAAGTAACAGCATTGCCGAGATCAGAAGTTATAGTATTGATGAAACAACCGATGTTGTAGAAGATACAAGCATGGGTGATGCATCAAAAACTTACTTGGTTTCTATTAAGGATTTTAGTGGCTCAGTTGATGTTTTATATGATGATACCGATTCAAACGGACAAACAGCTTTATCTGTAGGATCATCTGTAACACTTAATTTTGCTCCTGAAGGCACAGGAAGCGGAGCAGTAAAACTTACTGGGACTGCGCTTGTGACTGGAAAATCTGTATCAGCTTCTTATGATGGTTTAGTAGAGTCAAGCATTACTGTTCAAGGAACAGGTGGCTTAACAACTACTACTTATTAATCATGTCAGCAATAGATAACGCAAAAAAGCATTTTGATAGTCTTGATACAAGAATTATAGAAGTCCCTGAATGGGGTGATGATGAAGATAATCCACTAAAGATTTACTGCAAACCCATCACTCTTTCAGAGACTTCTAAATTTATGAGATTAGCAAAAGATGATGATGTTCAGCTTCTAGCTTATGTATTAATTTACAAAGCACTAGACGAAGCTGGTGAAAAGTTATTTACTATTGCCGATAAGCAAACCTTATTGGAGAGGGTGGATAGAGATGTATTGATTAGAGTTTCTACTGAGATGATGAATAATGTTTCACAGGAAGAAGTTAAAAAAAAGTAATAAAAGATGAGCAGCTATACATAAAATATGCATTAGCTGAAAAATTAGGAAAGACTCTATACGAAATTGAAACAATGACTGTAGAGGAGTTTCAAGGATGGCTTGCTTATCATGAAATAAAGGAAGAAAGACGTGGCAGCACTAACTAAGTCAGACATACATTTTAATATATTTGGTAATGACAAGTCTAAAAAGGCTTTTAATAGCTTTAATAAAAGCACTAAAAAAGCTAACGAATCATTAAAGACACTTAGAAACACCATTATTGGTGCTTTTAGTATTAGAGAAATTGTAGAAGCTGGTAATGTTATGATAGGTGTCCGTAACAGGATGCAGGCATTTACAGGCTCAGTAGAAGAGACTGCTAAAGCAATGGATCACATGAAAAGAATTGCAATTGAGTCTAGGTCAGACTTTGATGCTGTAGCTATGCTGTTTACTAGACTTTCTTTAGCTACCGAACACTTAGGAGCAACTCAATTAGACGTAGCAAAAGCAACACAGATGGTTGCTAATACTTTTATTATTGCTGGTTCACATGCTCAAGAAGCAAATAACTCTGCAAGACAGTTAGCACAGGGTTTGGCTTCTGGAACATTAAGAGGTGACGAACTTAGATCAGTTATGGAGAACAACACGATCTTAACAAAGATGTTAGCGGATGGTCTCAATATGACTGTTGGTGAGCTAAGAGAATTTGGTCATGCTGGTAAATTAACAGCAGAAACAGTTATGCCAATTCTTATAGCAGGCTTTGAAGAAACTAACGAATTAATAAAAGACATGCCCATGACATTAGGGCAGGCAGGCGTGGCGTTGCGTAATAATTTCCAGTTTTTAATTGGCGATATTGAAGAAGTAAGCGGTGGTTTTTCTACATTTTCTTCTGCTGTATCAAAAATAGCTAATAATATAGATTTTATTTTAATACCTGCATTGGGATTATTGTCTGTAGCAGCAATCAAAGCTGCAAAAAGTATGTTTTCTCTTGCAATGGCAAATCCGTTTACTGCTTTAGGTGTTGCAGCAGGTATAGCTCTAAGTGCTATGTATATATTTAGAGATGAAATTTTTCTAATCGGACAGCAAATTGCTAATACATTTGAAATAGCTGGTCTAAAAATAAAACTTGCATTTTTAATGACTGTCAGATTTGTTGAAAAAGGTGTTGTAATGCCAATACAAAAATTATTTAGAGGTATGTTGGAATTTATAGTAGAAGGCTTTAATGAAAAAATAAGATTAATAAATGGATTAATAGATACCATACCAAAAAGAATTAAAGACAAATTAGGAATTGGCAATATTCCAGAAATGGGTTTACTTGAAGGTATGACTCCGAAACAAAGCGAGCTTACAGAAGCAATCCTTGAAACAACAGATGCAATTAATGAAGCACAAAGAAAAGTTTTTGAGAAAGTAGATAGAAGATCATTAATGGATTTTATATTAGGTCGAGACCCTAACGAAAGAGAAAAAGATGGAGAGACAGGTTTTACACCATTAACAGTATTACAACAATTTTTTGCAGATGCCGAAAAAGGTTATAAAGACTTCTTTACATCAATAAAAACTATGCAAGAAGAATTGCAGGGAGTTTTTAAGAAAACTTATGATGGCTTGACAAATCTAACTATGGATTTTCTTAAAACTGGTAAGGCTAGTTTTAAAGATTTTGCAACATCAGTTGTCAATGAGTTAATTAGAATTGCTATACAAAAACTTATTTTGGATAGAATGTTTGAGAGTTTTGGAAATTACTTTAAATCAGGGAAAAAAGATAAATCTAGTGGTGGCTTAGATATAATGAACAATGAGGGTGGTGGCTTCACAGGGTATGGTGTTAGAGCAGGTGGAGTGGATGGGCGTGGTGGCTTCCCTGCAATACTACATCCAAACGAAACAGTTGTAGATCATACAAAAGGACAAGGCATGGGTGCTACTGTAAACTTTAATATATCTACAGTAGATGCAGCAGGTTTTGATGAACTGCTTGCAACAAGAAAAAACATGATTATAAGCATGGTCAATCAAGCTTATAACTCAAGAGGCAAAATGGGGATAGCATAATGGCAGGCACTTTTCCAACAACAATATTACCAAGATCATTTCAGGTTATTAACAACAGACCAACACTTATAAATCAATCTGTATCAGGCAAAAGAGTAACAAGAAAATATGGCTCTCAATATTGGACATTAGAAGTAGGCTTGCCACCACTAAATAAAAATGATGGTCTTGGTGTCTATGGTTTTTTACAACAGCAACAAGGTTCTTTCGAAAAATTTAATTTCAAGCATCCTGAAAGAAATAGAGGAAACGCTGGCACATCTTTGTCAGCAATTACAGCAAAAGTAAAAACCGCACATTCTGCTGGTGACTCAACTATAGATATTGATACATTTAATGCTTTTGGCACAGGTGGTGATCTTTTAAAAAGAGGAGATATAATACAGTTTGCCAATCATGATAAGGTTTACATGATTAAATCTGATGTAACAATGCCTTCATCCGCTAGTGATACAAAAGAGTTAAGTATAGAACCACCTCTTATTACATCATTAGCAAACAATGAATCAGTTACACTTGATCAACCAACTTATTCTGTATATTTAACAGGCGATGTCGGTTACACCACTGATGCTAGTGGTCTTTACTACTATAATTTTTCTTTGCGAGAGTGCATTGAATAATGTCAAGAAACTTAAGCTCATCTTTACTTACGCAACTAGCAAATCCTACTAATACATTTTGCTTTTTACTTGAAATAAATACATCAACAGTATTTAGATTAACCGATAATCAATTTGATGTAACTTATGATTCTAATACTTATACATCTTCTGGTGAAATAATATCAGTCAGCACAACACCAGAAACAGGAGAGCTAAAAGTAGAAGAAACATCTATAGAGTTATCAAATATAAATTCAACCTTAATATCAGTATTTGACGATCAAAACTATATTGATAACACAGTCAACATTTATCTTGGTTTTTTTGACAGCAATGAAACTTTTATTGATGCACTTACATACTTTTCAGGCAACATAAAAAATGTAGAAGTAAGTGAATCAAATTCAGAGTCTAAAATTACTGTAACTTGCTCTAATCATTGGTCTAATTGGAACTTAAAAAAGGGAAGGCACTTTACTGATAACTCACAAAGACTAATAGATATAAATGATAGAGGTTTAGAGTATGCACATATTACAAAAGCCGATATAAGATGGGGTAGTTAAGTGGGTATATTTCAAACACTACAGATAATTGCCACAATTATAACTGTAATCACAGGTATCAAGAATTTTAGGACTGTTCAAAAGCTTAAGGATCAAGGGCAAGATATATTAGCTACTAAAACAGCAGAGGGTGGCAAAATACCAATTATCTATGGACGAAGAAGAGTTGGCTCAACTCTGCTTTATATGGACACGGATGCAGGTAACTCAAAAGAATTGTTTGTTATTTATGGTTTATGTTTGGGCGAGGTTGATTCCATTGAATTAGATACTATAGAAATTAATGGAGTGCCTTTATCTGATACTTCAGTTTTTAGAGATGGTTTTTATACAGGATCAGACAAAATATCTAGTGGTGCAGGATCATTAAATACTGTAAGTCAAATTGGCACTCACTCCGTAGCTCCAAGATATGATGGAAGATCAGGTAGCGATCCTACAGCAATTTATAGAATGGTTTTTAATGCTCATCACGGAGCAGACGATCAAGTTGTTGATCCTATGCTTGCTGCTTCACAACCTGCAAAATTTTCAAGCCTTCATAAATTAAAAGGTATTGCCTACATTGCTGCATCTTTTCAATATGATGCTAGAGGTATGTTTACTTCTGTTCCTGAATTAACAGTAGTTGTTAAAGGGAGAAAACTTTATGATCCAAGACTGGATGGCTCGATAACAGGCGGTACAGGATCGCATAGAATAGCCGATCCAACTACTTATGAGTGGTCTAATAATGCAGCTTTATGTTTGTTAGATTACATACATGGAGATTATGGGAAAGGTTTAGGATCATCTTTAATAGATTTACAATCATTTCAAACAGCAGCAAATACAGCAGATACAGTTGTTGATGTTCCTGATTATAGTGGCTCATATTCTTCTGCTACTTTCTCAACAACGCTAGGACAAAACTTTGTAGAAGTAGATAAAGCCACTTGGAAAAAAGTTAAAGGTGGGGAGCTTATAAGTATTAAGAATAGTGGTGGAACAGTTATTCTTGATAAAAGCGATGTTATTGATCCGCAAAGATTTACACCACATACAGAAAATACAAAATATAGAATTTATACAGATGACACGCCTCCTGAAAAAATAAGCAAAAGTGTTACTTTTTCAGCTACAAACAATGACGCAACTATTACTGTAACTTGTAGCTCTCATGGAGCTAGTGTTGATGATAAAGTTTTATTTGCTGGTGCAGTTTCTTTAGGTGGCAACATAACAGCAACAGTTTTAAATAAGCTTTATGTAATAACTTCAGTTGCAGATGCAAATACTTTTACCTTTGAAGCAACTAACCTTGATCTCACAGAAGTTAAAGCAAATAGTTCTGATACAGGAAATGGTGGTGCTAGTGCTGTTGGTAAGTTTATGTATGAAGATGAATCTGGTTCTGTTCTCACAGAAACAAGAAGATTTATGTGCGATGGTGTTGTAGACACTAATGAAACTGTTTTAGAAAATGCAAGAGACTTACTTAGTAATATGCGTGGTTTTTTAAACTACATTGACGGCAAATATAGCGTTTTGGTTGAGGATACAGGATCATCAACATTTAGTATTAACAAAGATCATATTATAAATAGTGGTATTAAAATTAAATATGAAGATAAAGCAAACAAACTTAATAAAGCTGTTGCAAAATTTTTTAATGCACAAAAAAAATATGAAGCAGATACTAGAGTTGTATTGCAAAATGATAATACTACAACTTTTGCTAATGATGATGGTGGTGAAGAATTAGAAACTGTTATTGAACTTCCATTTATTACAAACCCTTACAATGCTTATAATATGGCAAAAGCTGCTATATTGAGAAGTAGAAATCAAAAAACTATTGCTTTTATTGGTACTCCAATACTTTTAAACTTAACAGCAGGGGATATTGTAGACATAACTTACTCTCCTTATAATTTATCTAGTGCTTTATATAGAGTGGAAAGTATCGACTTATTAAGCAATGGGTTAGTGTCAGTTCAGATGCTTGAATACATAGACATTTACTCTTGGCAAGCAAGTACAACCACAGAAAATGTAGGCGATGAAACACTTTTACCAACTGGCACAGAGACAGCAAAAGTTACTTCTTTGGCTTTTACAGATACCAATGCAAGTGCAACAGGCAGACCTTTTTTATCATGGAGTAACCCTGCAACCTATCCATCAAAAGAGTTTAGAGTTGCAATTGTTGATTCAAATGGCAACGAAGTTCATAACAGAATTGTTAATGATACAAAAATTGATCTTAACTTTATCAAAACAGCATCAAACTATGTAGCTTCTGTAACTACAATAAATACGATTGGAACAGAATCAGAATCAACTGATTTAACTTTTACTGTTTTAGATGAGCCAATAAAAGCAGGCGATATACAAGCAGGCACAATAACAGCAGATAGAATAAATGTTACTGATTTAGTACTGCCTTCAAATGGTGGATTAGTGGCAGGAAGTGCAATAGGTAATTTTAATAATAATAGTAAACGCTATGCACATGTTACTAGTGTGGGTTCAGGTGCAGGATTTTATATTGGCTATGTAAGGTTAGTAGGTGGAACTGGCGAAGTAAAAACTATTAGTATGTTATTTTCAGATGGAACTTTCGGTGCAAGTTCATCAAATCAAATAAATACTACAGTAACGACAGGTGGTACTGATACTACAAAACTTACAGATAATGCCTCAAGTCCATTCAGATATGTAACACCAGATTTAGAAAAAATGATGGGTTTAATTAATGAGAGTAGACTTACATCAAGTTCTGATACAACAAATATACCATTAGCATTTAGATATACTGGAACTGGTACTGTTAATTTATTTATATATGGTCAAGGTAATAGCAATGCATTACAAATAGGATCAGCAGATGCTAGATTTATTAAATTTAGTGCGAGTTAATTATGGCAACTTTAAAAAGATATACAACAGCATTCAAACCAAATAATATTAAGTCAAAACAAATTGTAGAGGGTGGAAAAGAATTAGTATCAGAGGTTGAATATACAATTAACGCATACGAAACAGCAAACTCTAGTAATACTCTAACTGTTACAAATCAAAATATAACATTTAATTATTTAACAAAAGATACATCCGATGCAGATTTTATTGAAATTAATGATGTTACAGATAGCATTTTGGAAGGTTGGTTAAATGTATATTTTAGTACAAGAGAATTAGAACTAAATGCTTTTTTAACCTATATCGATACTGGTTTTGTATCATCAATAGAAGATGATATAGATTTAAGCAATCCCTATGGATAAATGTTTTACATAAGTATAAAATTAAAATGAGGAATTATTATGGCAACACATGATTACAACATAGCTAACCAAACAGGAGCAGACTTTAGAGCAGATTTGAATAATGCCCTATTGGCTATTGTTACAAATAACAGTAATGCATCATCACCAAGCACAACTTTTGCTAGGCAGATATGGATAGATACGTCAACCAATACTTTAAAAATAAGAAATGCTGCTAATGATGCATGGGTAACAACAGGTATAAGTCTTACAACAGATAACAGTTTTACAGGTAATATAACTGGTAATAGTGCTACTGCAACTGCATTAGCAACAGCAAGAACCATTAATGGCGTAAGTTTTGATGGTACAGCAAACATATCATTTAATACAGATTCCGTTGCAGAAGGATCAAGCAATAAATATTTTACTAATGAAAGAGTAGATGATCAGGTAAATTCTTTACTTACAGCAGGAAGCGGTATAAGTCTTACCTATGACGATGCAGCAGGCACATTAACCATTGCAAATACTAACTCTGCTGATATAACAAGTGTTGTTGCAGGAGATGGGCTTACAGGCGGAGGTACTGCAGGTGATGTTACCCTAGCAGTAAGTGTTGATGATTCCTCAATAGAGATCAATTCAGATGCATTAAGAGTTAAAGCAAGCGGTATCACAAACTCTATGCTTGGTGGCTCTATAGCAAACAGCAAGCTTGCCAATTCAAGCGTGACCATAAACTCTCAAGCTATAGCTTTGGGCGGATCACATACCTTTGATAGTGATGATATTGGTGAGGGTTCAAGCAATCTTTATTTTACAAATGCAAGAGCTAGAGGATCATTAAGCATAGGTTCAGAGGGTTCTGCAAGTGGCAATGGTGCTATTGCTTACAACAGTTCAACAGGTGTATTTACTTATACACCACCAGTTATAAGTGGATTGTCTGGCGATACAGACGATCTATCAGAAGGTTCATCTAATCTTTACTTTACAGATGCAAGAGCAAATTCAGCTATTGATGCAAGAGTTACAAACACATTTATCAATAATCTATCAGGCGTTGTAGCTGATACTGCAACTGCTTTAGCTACTGCAAGATCAATAGCATTGTCAGGCGATGTAACTGCTTCAGGTGTTAATTTTGATGGTACAGGCGATATCACCCTATCAACAACTATAGCTGCAAACAGCGTGGCTCTGGGAACAGATACTACAGGCAATTATGTAGCTACAGTTGCAGGTACAACTAACGAAATAGAAGTTTCTGGTTCTGGAAGTGAAACTGCAAGCGTAACTATCGGATTGCCAGACAATGTAACAATTGCAGGTAATCTAACAGTCAACGGAACTACAACTAGCGTAAACACACAAACATTAGAAGTAGAAGACCCACTTATAAAACTAGCAAAAGCTAATAGTGGTGCTGATAGTGTTGATATTGGTTTTTATGGATTGTATGACACTTCAGGATCGCAAGACTTATATGCAGGGTTATTTAGAGATGCATCTGATAGTGGTAAGTTTAAACTATTCAAAGATTTACAAGCTGAACCAACAACCACAGTAAACACTTCAGGAACAGGATATGCAGTTGGCACTTTGGTTTCTAACTTAGAGGGAGATGTAACAGGTAATGTAACAGGTAATGTATCAGGTACAGCAGCAACAGTAACAGGTGCTGCACAAACAAATATTACAAGTCTTGGAACGCTATCAACTCTTACAGTAGATGATATAACAATTAATGGTTCTACTATTTCTGATAGTGGTAATTTAACACTAGATATTGGTGGAGATATTATTCTTGATGCAGGTGGTGATGACATTACATTTAAGAGTGGGGGCACAGAGTTTGGTGGCATCTTTAAAAATAGTAATGATATGTTTATTAATTCAGCTA